TCAGCCGGCGAGAAAGGCTGTGGCGGCCGCCAGCTCGGCGCCGTCGTCATCGCTCGGGAACAGATGTCCGTAGGTGTCCAACGTCAGCTTGATCGACGCATGGCCCAGCCGGTCCTGAACCAGCTTGGGCGGAAGTTCGAGCCCACCGTCAGCGCGGCGGTTGATGCACCAGCTGGCGTAGAAGTGGCGCAGGGCGTGCAGCCCGGTGTATTTTGCCACCGGCTTGCCATCTGGCCCCGGCTCTGCCTTCACCACCCCGGCCCGTACCTGCGCGGCCATGAAGGCATCGGCAATGGTCCTATGCGCCAGTGGCCCGCCGTCGCCGGCCGGGAACATCAACGGGCTCTTGCTGGTGCTCGCCACCACCCACTCGCGCACCGCGTTGATGACGATCGGCGGTAGAGGAACCTCGCGCTCGCCGGCTTCGCTTTTCGGCTTGCCGACAGCCTTGTGGCGATCGGCGCGCTGAAACACCTTGGTCTTGCCAGTCTTGAAATCGACTGCGCCTTCGCGGGGAAGGCCGCGAAGCTCCGAGGCGCGCAGACCGCCGAAGATGGCAAGCAGCAGGATGGGGCGGGTTCCGCCTCGCAGTTCGCCGACAATGTTCCGGATCTCGATCAGTAGCGGGATATCGACGCCGACCTTGAGCTTGCCCTTGGCCCGCTTCTCAGCGCGGTGGTCGCTGGCACCGCGGCGCCGCTTCATTTCGCGGACGACGTTGCGGCCGACCAGGCCCCGCTCAAGCGCATCGGCCAGCATCGAACCGACCGACACCAGCACCTTTTTGACCATGGCGGGCGACCGACCCAGCTCAAGCAGTTCGTCCTCGAACGCGCGAATGGCCGGGGCCGTAAGCTGGGTCAGCTTCTTTGTGCCGATAAGCGGATTGATGTGCAGTTCGGCGTGCTGTCGGTACTGCTCGACGGTGGTGCGCTCGCGGCCCGCCTGCTCCGTGGACTTGATCCAAAGCCGGCAGCCCTCGGCCACCGTGACGCTGGCGGCGTCGGCTACGTGGGTGCCATCGCGCACCTCGACGGTTGCCGTGGCCTCGAACTGGTCGGCCGCGCGCTTAAGCTTGAAGGTCTTGAGGCGCCGCTTGCCGGCGGCGTCGACATAGTCGACTGCCCATGCCTCTTTGTTGACGCCGCGCTTCGTCGTCCACTGGCGCTTACGAACGCTCATAGCTCGCCCCCTCGTTCTTCCACCCCTTAAACAGAAGCGGCATCATCTTCAAAATCGCACCCTCCCAGACGGCGCGCCTATCCTCAGGAACATCCGCCAACTGGGAAACGACAAAATCATAGAAACCGCCCCCGTCCGCCCCCGGATTCTCCTCCAAATACTGGCGCGCTATCGACCGTTCCTCGTCGGACATGCGAATGTAATGGGCCATTACCTTTGCCTTTGCAGTTGGCCAATCCATGCCGTTGGTCAGCCGAACCATCCTCAGCATCCGCAGGTCGATATGCTCTGCTAGCTGCTTGCCGATCCACGTCTGCAACGGCGGTGGGGCGGAAGCCGATGGCTCGAACCCCTCCGGCGCATCAGGGTCGGGGAACAGCTCAAACTGCATCGCGAAGTGATCGGATTGCAGGTACTTCTCGATCTCGACGACCTCGTCTAGTTCGTCATGGTTCTGCTTGTAGAGCCCGTCCATCTTTTGGAGCATCTGCCACATAGCGTCCAGAATTTCGCCTCGGCGCTGCGCGGCTTGGCGTTCTTCTTCGCTTCGCTGCGCTGCTGCCCTTAGCTCACTCTCAAGGCGCTCAATGGTTTCCGCGTCCTTCTCGATCTGCGCGATGTAGCTTTGATTCAACGCCGACCAGTATTTTGTCTCTGCCTCGCGATCCTGCTCAGCCGCCCTCAGTTCTGCCTTGAACCTCTCTCGCTCCGCGTTGCCGTCCCCGATGATCTGCATCGCGAGATCCATGTTATCGGCGCGCTCGAGGCGGTCGATGATCTCGGCATTCATCGTCCGCCCGTTCTCCGCGGCGGCAGCCTTAATGCGGTCCCGCAGGCCATCGGGGAAGCGAAGCGGGAACTTGTCGGAGCCTCGCCCAGGTCGGTCGACTGACTGTTCGTCGGACTTTTCCACGTAATCCCCCGGAAGAGTTGGTAGCACTTTGTAGCGTATGTCACCGTAACTCTTTTCTGCTTGCGCGGTCAACGGAGATCGGCGTACTGGTTGACAATAGGTCACGGTGACTTTCACCGGGGCGGACTACCGGCAACCAATCGCGAGGCGCAAGTATGACGGAGAACAAAGCGACAACCTCCCAGCCAGATGCCGTCTGGGGGGCGGTGGAGATCGGCAAAGAGATCAACCGATCCGCCAGACAAACATTCCACCTTCTTGAGAGCGGGGCGCTCCCCGCGCGGAAGGTCGGCAAGTCCTGGGTGGCTTCTCGCCGCAAGCTTCGCGCTCTGGTCGAAGGTGTCAGCGACGGCGAGGAGGCTGCCGCGTGAAGGCTCGGGCGACTTCCAAGGCGTCGACCGCCAAGGCCGAGCCCATCCTAAAGATTACCCCGCAGCGGCGCTGGAACGAGGCCCATCGTAAAGCGCGGCTCGCACATCATGCCCTCAGGGCCGCCATCGACCGCGGCGACATCAAGCGCGGGTCCTGCGAGGTCTGCGGCTCGCTTCGGGTCGATGGGCACCACCCGGACCACGATAAGCCGCTCGAAGTGATCTGGCTCTGCCGGAAACACCACCGGCAGCTGCACGCCGCCGAACGGAGGCTGGCAGCATGATCGAGAACCGTATCGCGCAAGCCGCCACCTGGCTGTCAGAGAACTGGCACGCCGCCCCCCAGCCGATGACCCGCACCCTGCGTCAGATGTTCGGCCTGAGCTTCCTCGACGCCTGCAGGGCGATCGCCGAGGCCCGCCGGCTCGCCGCGCGGGAGACCAGGGCATGAGCGTAAGCAAGCGGCAGAAAGAGGGCGATGGCAGTCCCCGCCACGTCCGCCTGTACCTATGGGTTATGGATACCGCAGCGTGGCAGGACCTGCGGCCAGTTGCCCGCTGCGCCTACATCGTGTTGGCCAGCAAGTACGCCGGCCCCGGCAGCAACAATGGCCAGATCCCCTGTTCGCTCGACCAGCTGAAGGCAGCGCTGCATGTCGGCAAGACCACCGCGCAGGCCGCGCTCGTCGAGTTGCAGGAGCACGGTTTCATCCGGCTGGCGAAGGCCGGCTCGTTCAACATGAAGTATCAGCACGCCAGCGAATGGCTGCTTACCGAATTCAAAGACGACCGCCCCGGCGCCAAGCTCGCGGTGCCGACGAAAGAGTTCGCCCGGTGGCAAAAATCTAAAGCCGGGTCCCAGATAGGACCCGCATCGGTCCCAGATAGGACCCGCTCGGGTCCCAATCAGGACCAGTCATTTTCAGTAACCAAGCCGCACGGGTCCCAGATAGGACCCGCTGAGCAAAAACACGGGTCCCAGATAGGACCGCGTATAGTCTACCAGGGGGAAGGTGGTGCGGCAGGGGCGGTTGCAGCGGTCAACGCCTCAATACCTTCTGAGGCAGTCGTCCCCGATAGTGAGCCCGCTGGCGCAGTGGCGCCCCACAACGCAAGCAAGCCAGCGGGCGGCTCACCTGCACCGACGCCTAGTTCATCCCTGATGAATTCACCCATCATGCGCGCGGCCGCGGCTGGTCGAGGGCAGCAGCGTCATGGCTGAGATCATCCCTTTCCCTCAAAGCCGAAACATCGGCAAGGCGCGCCACGTCGCCGAGCGCTGGCTGCAGAAATCGGGTCGGGTGCAGGAATCGTACTGGACCAGCGTCATCGGCGGCATGGCCGGCGTGATGGTCCGCATCGGCTTCCCCGACGACGTGATCGCCCGCGAAACCGAAGCATTCCGGCGCGCTGTCCAAGCCGAGATCGACCGCCGGCAGGCGTCCCTCCCAAATCGCAATCCGCCAGGAGCAGCATAGCGATGACTGTCAGATCCTCGTTGCGTAAGAGTGCCAATTTCGTCTTTCGAGCCCAGCAGCCCCGGCAAGGCCACAAGCGCCGGATGGTGCTACTGATCTTCACCGCGTGGAAAGTCGATCTCGAGCACGTCGAGCGCGACATCGAACGCATCTCGACCGTGCTCAGCGAGCTGGTGCCGGTGAAACGCGCCATGCACGCAAACCGCCTGATCACCTTCGTCATGGTCACCGAGCAGAACATTCCGAAGGTGGCTGCACACCTCGACGACGAAACGGCGGGGATGGCGCTCCTCGAAAATCACTGGGTGATGCCGGCCAGCGATGAAATCATCGGCCGCCAGAGCCTAGACGCGCTGCAGCACCATGTGCATGAGGCCTGGCTGTCGGTGCGGGATCACAACAACCCGCCACGTCGACCGTCGCAGAAAGAGATCATCCAGCATCACGTGAGGCCCGGCGGCAACCTTGCCGACGCGGTGCGCTCGGGGATCGGGAAGAAGAACGCCAGATGATCATGACCACGATCGACACCACCGACAGCCTGCGCGCGGAAATGCTCGCCGCCTTCCTCGCCATCGAGGCCCACGACGCTCATGTCGAGTGCCGGCGCCGCTATCTCATGGAAATCGCCAGCATGAACGTCCCCAGCAAGGCCCAGGCCGCAAACGTTGACCAGCGTCGCAGATCGGTTGTGGCGCGCCGACGGGTCGATGATCCCAGCGTGTCGATGGCCCAATTCTATGCCGACAAAGCGGCGTTCCCGAACGCTCGCGACCTCGGCAAGGTAAAGGCCGACGTGAACATGGTCCTATTGATCGGGGGGCTGGCCCGAATGCGCCGCACCGAGGCCCAAGGCGAAGCAGCAGCCAGGTATCGGTCGCTCTATGAGGCGGCGGCGCTGGGAATGGCCAAGGCCATCGACTACAGCCAGGCCCGTGTCGATACCTCGGGAGTTTCGGCGTCGGCTGTCACGGATCACGGCATCGACGCCCGACGTAAATATGCAGAGGCGATGAATTGCATCGGCATGGTCGGCGCCCGCGTCATCGAGCTGGTGGTGATTGGCGACATGTCGATCCAGGATGCCGCACGTCGGATGGGCCAGGGCAAAGGCGGCGCAGCGCGCGAGCGCACCAAGGCAATGCTGTTTCGCGCCCTCGACCTACTGATCCCGCATTTCAACATCCACGACATCCGGGGCGAAGGGGCGAAGGTCGCCGGCTGGCAGGATGGATCACGGCAGACTTTCACCCGCGATGGGGTTTCACGGGTGATTGCGACCAGGCGGATCAGATAAACGCCGTTCACGCGGAACGGTGTACCCTGTGCGCGAGCCTAGCACTTGCCAAATCGGGCAGAATTTGAGTAGATTCAGGTATTGCGGCGCTTTGCGTCGTGGACACCGCCACTAGCCCTCGCACTGCGAGGGCTTTTTCGTTTCTACTGCTGATCGTTGTAGGGGCCCTTTGTTTCCCCGACCAGCTTGGCAAGCTCGGAGAAGGGTTGAATCTGGCCGTCGCCGCTTCCTCGAAGAGCCAGCAGTAACAGCCTTGCTGGGAAAGCAACCGCGTCCCGGTTGGCTGGACTTAGATCCTCGATGTTGTAGTCGCTGATCGCCGTCTGCTCTGCCAGACGCAGCGACTGAGCGATCTCTTCCCGGCTCGCGACGCCCTTCGCAACAAGCATTTCGTTCAGAGTGGCGATGACGAGGTAAAGCCCCTCGAGCTGTAGGTTGGCAGTGTTCATGGCGACTCTCCCGCTCGGTGGGCTCTTAAGAGAAGGGACCGCGCTCCATTCGGGTGCACGGTCCCTTCAGTGAGGCGATGCCGCAGGAGGCGACCCAGTCGGCACGCAACGGAAAAACTTTGGCCTCTTTCAAAAGTTCCCGCGGATGCGTGTGTATTACGACCGCGGAAAGCCGGTTGCTCGTAAACTCTCGTCAGTTCTGTTCTTCCTGCTGATGGACGCCCCATGTGGGAGAACGTTCGGGGTTCTCTTCAAAGAACACCTCCTCTGTCATCAATGGCGCGTTGTCGGGCGGCGTTAAGCGAGCCGCCTTTTTCGGTTTTGCGTGGCGCCCTGGGCGCAGGGAACGATCCTCCACATATGCCTTGGACATAGTGTCCTCCAAAGGAAAGAGGCCAGCCCTCATGGGAGCAGGCCGGTAGTTTACTTGTCGTTCTTGTGGCTTTGCCGGCCAGCCTCGGCGTGCTGCTCGCGGCTGCCGCCCTGCGTCCCGGACGACGACTTGTTGCCCGAACCCGAGCTGGCGGACTTCGAACCGCCGCCTGACTTGCCGCTGCCGGACGACTTGTTGTCGCCCGAGCTTTTGTTGTCTGCCATTTGGATCTCCTCCAAGGGGTAAATTCCCCGAGGCGGATTCAACTTGGTGATCCGAAAGGCGGTTGCCGAATCCGGGCACCCCGAGGAGGAATATTATTGTCAGCAAGCCCCCGTCCGCGACCGGCACCCGGCTTCAGCACCGCCACGCAGCGGACAAGCGACGCCGAGAGCAACTGCGGTATCGCCGGCTATACGGAACTGCCCACTGGCAGCGAACCGCAAAGCAGCAGCTCGCAGCCCATCCGCTATGTGCGATGTGCCTCGCGGTTGGTCGGATCATCCCGGCTACGGTGTGCGACCACATCGACCCGGCAAGCAAGCTGACAGAGGAAAGCTTCTTTGCCGGTCCGTTCCAGTCGCTATGCGATCAAGCACCGTGGCGATGCCATAGCAGGGTCAAGCAGATGGAAGAGCGCAGCGGAGAATAAGCTCACTCTCCAGTCTTACCGTGGGGCGATGCGACGGGTTTCGACTCAGGCGATCCTCGGAAGCGCAGGAATATGGCGAAGACGACCAGCACCGCGGTCGACAAGAACTCCGACTGCCAGTTCTGGAAGGACTCGAACCACAACTGGGCACTGAAGAGGTAGTCCATCGCGCTTTGCGCGGGCTGCCCATGCTGCAGCGCCTCCTCGTTGGCCGCGGCGGTGCTGGCGAACCAGTGCAGAGCAAACGACGCGACGAAGAGCGCGAACAGGACAATGCCCAGCGAGAATGAATAGATTGCTCGCCACCATCCACCAGCACGAACTGGCCAGGGTGCCTTTGCATCATTGGCATGTTCCGCAGGATCTTGGTCTACCTCCTCCTCGGCATCAGGATCCTTGGACTCGGATGAGCCGCGCTGGAAGAGGAATGCAGTGAGCACGACGTAGAAGCTCATCTGCAGGAACTCGCTCTCCCAGTTCTCGAATACCGCGGAGATGAACCCTCCGGACAAACAATACTCAATCAGCCCCATGGCGTGCCGGCCGTGTTGAGCCAACTGTTCATTGTTGTGTGCCCAGCCGGCGAGAGCCATGCCGATTAGCGTGACAAGGAATGCCAGCACCAGGACGATGGTGAGGCCGTTGTCTTTAAGGAAGCGCACTTGGTTTTGCCTGAGGGTTGTAGACCGCTTGTCGGGGCTCAACCCCAAGCCTCGCTAAAGGTTCAAGGCGGGGGGAGGTCGAAACCATTGGCCGCCGGGAGCCTAGACCGGTGCCTGCCCAAATTTCTGCACGTGCAGATTAAAGCCCGGACCCAAGAAAGTTTCAGCATGCAGCGTGGACCCAAACGCCTGTTGCCCTCTGAAAAGCGGGCAAAGGGCACCTATCAGCCGAGCCGCGACGGCAATCTGGTCGAGCTCGTGGCGCCCGATGCGCTCCCGCAGCAACCGGATTGGATGACCGGCGAAGCGATCGAGGTTTGGCAGGACGACATAGGTCGCGTGACCGCCAACAGGCTGGTGACCGAAGCCGACACGATGATCTTCACCAACTACTGCAACCTGCAGGCTCTGGTAATCCGCTGCTTCAAAGCCGGCGAGGCGCCCCCAATCGCAGCGCTGGCAGAGGTTCGAAAGATGCAGGAGTTGTTCGGTATCGGTGGCGCCCGCAGCCGTCTCCAGGTGAAACCGGACGGCAAAACGCTCAATCCGTTCAATCGGAACGGCAAGCGCACGTGATCGAAGGATTGGTCGAGCGACCCGCGCTGCGGTCGCGCAACGCCGTCGGCTACATGACATTGCGGTCGTGGCGTCAGGACGATCGCAAGGCGCAGATTGCGGCCATGAAGGTTGAGAAGGCCGCGCCATCATCGATGCTCGTGAGCGAGGCGGCTCGAGAGATCGTGGCGTTCCTCGGCAAGTATGCGCCTGTCCCAGATGCTGTAATCACGTCGGTGCCGTGTGGCCATAGCCGTCGGCCGGACTGCTTCGGCAAGCGGCTCGCACAAGCAGTGGCGGCAGAGGTCGGTTTGCCCTTTGTGCAGGTCTGGGGCGACAGGTTCTGCAACGGCGTCAGCCACCCGAAGGAAAATAGCCGTTTGCCGCCGCTGACCTGGCAGGCGACGCCAGCTACAATGACCATCGTCATTGACGACATTGCCACAAGCGGCTGGCATCTTGAAGAAGCCGTCGGCGCGCTACGCGGTGAGGGTATCCCGGCGATTGCGATCGCGTGGATCGGGGGTTCAGTTCGTGAAGGTCGGAATAGTCGGCAGCAGATCTCGGACGGATCGGGAGACGGTGAAGGCGATCGTCCTCGCTCTCCCTTCGGACGCGGTGGTCGTGTCTGGCGGATGCCGGGGCGTTGACACGTGGGCAGCGGAAGCAGCTCGCGGCGCCGGCTTGGCGGTGGTGGAAATCTTGCCCGACCTTTCGCGCGTGCGTTCTCGCGGCGAAGCTGCTCGCCGCTATCACGATCGAAACTGCCTCGTCGTCGACTCGTGCGACCAGCTCGTAGCGCTGGTGTCCGATGACCGGAAAGGCGGTACCGAAGACACCGTCGCCAAAGCGGTCGCGGCCGGCAAGCCCGTCACGCTCGTCGCTCGCGACGGAAGCCGAAAGCAGATCTAGTCACGCTCGCGACTACGTCCGGATCGGCGAGCAGTATGCGCGTGATGTTGTCGCCCGTAGGGTCGTCGCCTGCAAATGGGTCAAGCTGGCCTGCCAGCGTCACATCAACGACCTGAAACGGGCTAAGGCCGACAAAGCCTGGGGCTACTATTTCGATCGCTGGCACGGCGACGATATCTGCGATTTCGTCGAGAAGCTGCCTCACGTCGAGGGCCAGTGGAAGACAGTGACGCTCTTCCTCGAGCCGGCGCAAATCTTCATCCTGTCGACGGTGTTCGGCTGGCGCCGCAGCGAGGACGGTGGTCGGCGCTTCTCGGACGTCTACATCGAGATGGCGAGAAAAGGCGCCAAATCGACGCTGACGGCCGGTGTCGGGCTCTATTGTCTTTGCTGCGAGGATGAGACAGGCCCGCAGGTCATCGTCGGTGCGACGACCGGCGACCAGGCGCAGAAGGTTTTCAAGCCCATGCTGGGCATGGTGCGGCGCAGTCCGGACCTGCAGGAAGCATTCGCGGTAAGGGCCTGGGCTCGCTCCATCACATGCGGCGCCAACGGCGGATATGCTCAGACCATCAACGCCAAGGGTTCGACGCAGGACGGCCATAACCCCCACCTGGGAATTCTCGACGAGCTGCACGCCCACAAGGACCGCGCGCTGTTCGATGTGGTGAAGTCAGCGTTCGGGTCGCGCACCAATCCGCTGCTGTGGTCGATCACCACCGCAGGCTTTGACACCACTGGCGTCTGCTACGAACAGCGCACCTACCTCACGAAGGTGCTGGAGGGAATCTTCGAGGCTGACCACTACTTCGGCATCATCTTCACGCTCGACGACGCAGTGCTCGACGATGCCGGCGCGATCATTACGCCCGCCGACGATCCGCTGGATGAGACGGTCTGGATCAAAGCCAATCCGATGCTCGGCATCACGCCGAAGCTAACCAAGATGCGCCAGTACGCGGCGGATGCGAAGGCATCTCCGGCCTCGGAAGGCAACTTCAAGACCAAGAACCTGAACATCTGGCTCAACGCGGCAACGCGTTGGCTGAACATGGTTCGCTGGGGCCAGTGCGCTGCGGCAGTGGACTGGGACGACTTCCGGGGACTCGATTGCTTCATCGGCGGCGATCTTGCCGACAAGGACGACATCACCGCCTTGGTACTGGCCGCGTTCCGCGACGACGGCTCTCTGATCTTCAAGCCCAAGTTCTGGTTGCCGTCAGCTGTGCTTGAGGACCCTGTTCACGCCGAAGGTAAAGGCCCGGCCCCGTATCGAACCTGGGCGGCTCAGGGACACCTGACGCTGACGGATGGCGACTGGGTCGACCACAACAAGGTGGAAGCGCAGGTCGTTGAGTGGATCGAGGAGTTCGCGGTCCGCAAGATCACTTTCGACCAGTTCGCGGCTGCGCAGGCGATGGCGAGCCGGCTGAACGAGAACCACGGCAACGGCACCGATGCCCTGGCGGTGATCCTGAGCAAGAACGCACGCAACGTCACCGATCCCGCCAAGGAGATCGAGGCGCGGGTGAAGGCTGGCCCCAAGCGCCTCCAGCACGATGGTAACCCGGTCATGAGCTGGATGGCCTCGAACTGCGTGGTTGAGCGCCGCGTCGACGGCACGATCCTGCCGAAGAAGGAAAAAGAGATGAGCCCCAACAAGATCGACGGCATGGACGGGCTAATCAACGCCATTCACCCGGCCATCCTCGGTACCGGAATGGACCCCGGCCTTGAGGACTACATAGCTTCTTTGGCGGATGTCGCCGAATGAACCGACTGCAGAAGATGCTAGCGGACATGATCCTGGGGAAGGACACGACCCGGTCTCTGTCGCTGACCGAGCCGAAATACTGGCGCGACGACAGCTTTGCTGAATCTGGCGTTGGCGACGACGGTAATGCCAAGAGCGTGCTCGGCCTTTCCGCGGCTTGGGCTTGCGTCAACCTTCTCGCAGGCACCATCGCGTCACTGCCCATGATGGTCTATCGGCCCCAAGGAAAAGGCAGGGCTGTGGCGAATGACCATCCGCTCTATCGGGTGCTGCACGACAGCCCGAACAGCCTGCAGACCGCACTCGACTTCTGGGAGTTCATGCAGGCCAGCCTCGAGCTTTGGGGCAATGCCTTTGCGCGGAAGGTTAAGGTTGCAGGCGACATCGTCGGGCTTATCCCGATCATGCCGCAGCTGCCGACTGTGACGAATTTGGGCAACGGCCGGCTGCGGTATCGCTGGACCGAGAACGGAAAGGAGTTCGACCTCACCAATCAGGACGTGCTCCACATTCGCGGCTTCGGCGGCAACCCGTTGGGCGGTGTGTCCACCCTGGCATTCGGCGCGCGGACGTTTGGCCTGGCCAACGCGATCGACAAGGCGGCCCGCGCGACCTTCCGCAACGGCGTTCGTCCCTCTGGCGTGCTCACCTTCGACAAGTTTCTCAGCCCCGAGCAGCGCTCGGTGATCGAAGACAAGCTGGTCGAGAAGTTTCTCGGAGCCATGAACGCCGGCAGGCCGATGGTGCTGGAAGGCGGAACCACCTGGCAGCAACTCAGCATAAGCCCTGAAGATGCGCAGATGCTGGAATCGCGCGGCTTCAGTGTCGAGGAGATCTGCCGCTTCTTTGGCGTGCCGCCCTTCATGATCGGGCACTCGGAGAAGTCGACCAGCTGGGGGACGGGCATCAAAGAGCAGACGCTCGGCTTCCAGAAGTTCGCTCTACGCCGCCGCGCCAAACGTATCGAGCAGGCCATCGAGAAGCAGCTGCTGACGGCCGAAGATAGGGCCGATGGGGTCATCGTCGAGATCGCTATGGAGGGTTTGCTCCGCGGCGCCAGCGATGAACGGTCCGCGTTCTACCAGTCCGCCCTCGCCAACGGCTGGATGACGATCAACGAAGTCCGCCAGCTCGAGAACCTGCCGCCGGTACCCGGTGGCGACCTGCCGCGCATGCAGTCGCAGAACGTGCCCATCACACAGACCGTGGCGCCGATGGCGCTACCGGCACCGAAGACGGAGTAGCACGATGCAGCTCAGGACCAAGCGCGCCGAGGCGAACCACGCCATCAAGGACTTTCCCCTCGAGTTCAAGACCATCGCTGACGATGGGACCTTCGAGGGATACGGATCCGTTTTCGGCAACGTCGACCTCGGCGGTGAAAAGGTGATGCCTGGCGCATTCGTCGGCAGCCTTGCTCGCCATCGCCGCGAGGGCACCAAGGTCAAGATGCTTTGGCAGCACAACGCAAACGAACCAATTGGCGTCTGGGACGACTTGGCCGAAGATGCCAAAGGGCTTTGGGGCAAGGGTCGTTTGGTCCTCGACGTGCAGCGCGCTCGCGAAGTTCACTCGCTCGCCAAGTCTGGCGCGATCGGCGGTCTCTCGATTGGCTACCGCGAGGTGAAGGTCACGCCCGACGGCAACGTCCGCAACCTCGATGAACTGGATCTTTATGAGATCAGCCCGGTGTCGTTCCCGATGAACCGTCGCGCCCGCATCGAGACCGTGAAATCAGTTCTGGACGAGGGGAAACTCCCCACCGTCCGTGAGTTCGAAGAATTCCTGCGGGATGCAGGGTTCTCGAAAGCGTTGGCGACAGCAATCGCCGCCAAGGCAACGCCGCACCTTCGGGGGGAGCCCGGTGGTGAGGCGGACATCCGCGCCTTCCTCGAGAAGCTGCGCGGCTAAACCCCTGCAACCCACATCATTGGAGACTACCATGGCTCGCATCGCGATCCTCGGGCTGGCGCTCGCCTCTGTGGCGTTCCCGCCCATGACCTTCCTCGGCGCTCCGCGCGTCGCATTCGACAAGCCGGACGGCGGCGGTTCCGGCCAGACCGTCGACCAGCTTGCTGCCGAAATCCAGGCGAAGTTCGACAAGCAGTTTGGCGAGATCAAGGACATCGCCACCGACGCTCTCGGCAAGGTCAAGGCCGGCGAAACGCTGACCCAGCAGACCAAGGAAAAGGCCGACGAGGCGCTGCTGAAACTCAATGACCTGAGCAAGATCAAGGAACAGGTCGCCGAGCTGATGCAGAAGCTGGCGGAGGGCGACCAGGGCGCGACCGAGAAGGTGAAGTCGCTCGGCGAAATCTTCACCGGCGACGACAAGGTCAAGTCCTGGCTGTCGGGCGATCCGAGCTCGGGCAAGATCGACGCCCGCGTCAAGGCGACCCTGACTTCGCTCACTACCGACGCCGCCGGCTCCGTGGGCGACGGCATCAACGAGACCCGCCTGCCGGCTATCCTGCCGCTGCCGCAGCGCCGCCTCTATGTCCGTGACCTGATCTCGCCGGGCCGGATGGATGGCAGCACACTGGAGTATGTCAAGGAAACCGGCTTCACCAACAACGCCGCAGCGGTGGCGGAAGGCGACGCGAAGCCGTCGTCCGACATCAAACTCGACCTGGTCACCACCTCGGCCAAGGTCATCGCCCACTGGATGAAGGCCTCGAAGCAGGTTCTCAGCGACATCAGCCAGTTGCGCTCGATGATCGACGAGCGCCTGATCTACGGCCTCAAGTACGTCGAGGAGACCGAACTGCTGAACGGTGACGGCACCGGCCAGCACCTTCTCGGTATCATCCCGCAGGCGACTGCCTACTCGGCGCCGATCTCGCTGGCCGACCTCAACATCATCGACGTTCTGCGTCTGGCGATGCTGCAGGCCGTCCTCGCGGAATACCCGGCCACGGGTCACGTGCTGAACCCGATCGACTGGGCCAGCATCGAGACCCTGAAGGACGGCGAGGGCCGCTATATCATCGGCAACCCGCAGGGCACCACCTCCCCGACCCTGTGGGGTCTTCCGGTGGTTGCGACGCAGGCGATGACGGTGCGGAAGTTCCTTACCGGCGCCTTCAAGCTTGGCGCCCAGCTGTTCGACCGCTGGGACGCGCGCGTCGAGGCCGGTTTTGTGAACGACGACTTCATCAAGAACCTGGTGACGATCCTCGGTGAAGAGCGCCTTGCCCTCGCGGTCTATCGCCCCGAGGCCTTCATCTACGGCGATTTCGACACCGCCCTGGCGTCGTAACCGGTCGGCTGATGCTGAGCGGGCGGCTTCGGTCGCCCGCTTTCATGAGCCGAAAGGAGACGACCATGACCAAGCTGAACCGCTATCGCGTGGTGCGGGAGCACTACGGCGACAAGTCCTACGCCGAGGGCGACATCCGCGACGCTGCCGCGAGCGACGTTGCGCATCTCGTCCCCCACGTCCTCGAGCTTGTCGGGCCCGCGCCCGAACCCGAGCCGGCCGAGAAGGCCGAAGCCGAACCCCAGAACAAGGCCGAGTCCGCCGCCCCGGCGAACAAGGCCGCCAGCCCGCGTGCATCGAAGGCGAAGTCGACCTCCGAGCCGCGATAACCGGCGCGCTGCGCCAGAAAGGTAGTCGCGATGAAGCGCTACAAAGTCCAGGCCAATGTGGCCGCCGACGGTTCCCTGACCACCTATACGCCGCGCCTGTCGGGCCTGCTTTACGCCGTGCACTACGTGCCCGACGGCACCACGCCTTACGACAACACCGTCGACATGACGATCACCGACGAGGCCACCGGCCAGTCGCTCGTTTCGCGATCGAACGTCTCAACGGCGTTTGTCGCCAACCCGCGCGTTCCCGTGTCGGACGCAGCCGGCACCGCTTCGCTCTATGCTGCTGGCGGCACAGCTGTGCAGGACCGGATCGCGTTGGCCAACACGCGCATCAAGATCGTGCTGGCCCAAGGCGGCACGTCGAAGAAGGGCGCTTTCCACTTCCTGCTGGACTGATCCCGCATGCGCATCACGGTCACCAAACAGCCCGAGGCATTGGTAACGCTCGACCTAGCCAAGGTGGCATTGGGCGAAAGTGGCAACGATCGCAATACGATGATCGAGGGGTTCCTGCTCAGTGGGCAAGCCCACCTTGATGGCCCGAAAGGCATCGTCGGTATCACCGTCGCTGAGCAATCGGTGGCGGTCTATTTCGACGACTTCGACTGCGACATCAGCTTGCCTGGCGGGACGATCATCGCCCCACTTACAAGCGTCGAATACCTCGACGCTGCGGGTGAGCTGACTGCCCTCGGCGCAGCAACCTACGCGCTGCAGCAGAGTGGACGGTTGGCGCTGGCCGCTGGCGCATCCTGGCCGACAGTCGTGGACGCCGGTGATGCCGTGGTGGTCCGTTACGACCTGGGCATCAAAGACGCTCGGGACCCTAGGATCGAGCTGATGAAGACGGCGATCCTCCTGCACACCCGGATGATGCTGGATATGACCGAGCCCGAATCCTATCGGCGGACGATCGAGGCCATCGTCAGCCCGATGCGCGCAATTCACGTCTAGCGACCATCAAAAACAGGAGGCCACCGTGGCCGTAATCTACGCTGCCGCCGTTCGCACGGCGCGCATGAACGCCGTGCTTACCGCAATCAACGCTGGTTCCGGCCCTGGCAAGCTGAAGATCGGCTCGGCCGCGATGGCCTCGGTGCTGGCGGTGCTCACGCTCGAGGATCCCGCCGGCTCCGTATCTGGCGACGTGCTAACCTTCGATTTCAGCCCCGCGATTTCCGACACCTCTGCGGACAACACCGGCACCGCCGCCGCCGCCACCATCACCGACAGCGATGACAACGTCATTGTCTCGGGGCTGACGGTTACCCTCAGCGGTGGCGGTGGCAATGTGATTCTCGACAGCCTGAGCATCACCACTGGCCAGACTGTCACCATCACCTCGGGCACGCTGACCCACAACACGAGCGGGACCTAACGCCGATGGCCCGCAACTTCATCAAGATCGACACGACCACCACCACGGCCACCCAAACCGCGCTGCTGAAGAACTTTGTCGCGACCCTGCGGCAGGCCTATGAGCTGGGCGTTCGGGTCAAGGCGATCATGGGCCACAACAACGACGGCTCGACATTCACCGACATCGAGGCTCTTTTCGGCCTGCCGGAAGGCGCCGGCCAGACGGTGTTCGACCTCGTGAACGGCTCCATCGGCTCGATGGAGGGGACGTTTCAGGTCGACGACGCCAAAGAGATCACCGAGCGCCTCGGCTGATGCTGCTGCCCCCGTCCGAGCCCCGGGTGCTGCTGCCAGTCCCGAGATGGGAGTGGCGAGAACCTTCGCAGGCCCAGCCCAAGGATCAGTTCGGCAATCAGGACCGCACCAGGTTTGTGCTCGAGCTGTGGACCCGCGACGGCGGCTTGGCCGATCGCTTCGTTTTCGAGGACCGCGACGAGTTCGACCGGGCGCTGTACCGGCACCTGATCGAGGAGCCCAACCCATGGCTCGTGCCGATGTGGGCGGTGGTGTCATTCCTCACCGGAACCAGCGCCTCCAATCAGGGTCGCCTGGTGCCGGCTGACTGGAATATTGCAGCCAACCAGATCGAACTCATTGCCTCTGCTGGTAGTGGCGGCACGCGCAAGGGTGCGAACTCTTCGAGCACGCAAGCTGTCGCCACAGGCGGCGGCGGCGGCGCTTACTCCTCGGTAACGAACCTCAATCTGACGCCCGGTGATGTCTCGCCCTATCGCCTCTCCGCTGGCGGCGCGGGTGTTTCGAGCACGACGGCAAACACCACCTCTGCCGGCAATCCGGGCGCGGACGCCTGGTTCAATGGTCTCAATCTTGCCTCCTCGAGCGTTGGAGCCAAGGGCGGGTCGGCTGGTGCTGGCGGCACATCCGCACAGAACGGTGGGGCCGGTGGCGACGCTGCTTCGGGTACCGGATCTGTCAAGACGTCAGGCGGCAGGGGCGGCAACACCACGGGAGCTTTCACGGCACAGACCGGCGGCGGCGGTGCGGGTGGGCCCACATCTAACGGATCAAACGGCGGTGACGCGGCGTCGGCCATCTCCACATCTGGTGGCAACGGCGGCACGCCAAACGGCGGAGCTGGCTCGGCCAACGTCAGTTCCCCCGGCGGAACCTCGAGCGCTGGCGGCGCCGGCGAACAATGCCGGTCCAGGGGGTGGGAGCGGTGCGGTGCGAGGCACCGCTACCGCCTCGGTTTCTGGCACTGGTGGATCCTATGGTGGCGGTTCAGGCGGTGTGGCGTGCGCCAACGTGGTGGGTGCGGCCGGCAACGCGACTTCGGGCAATGGCGGGCAGGCGTTGATCGTCATTACCTACACCCCCGTGTCCGGCCACCCTGCCATCAAGCGGGGTGCTGGTGTTCCCGGCATGCGGCAAGTCGCGCCGCGTGGCGGAAGTGTCTGGGCTCCACCAGTGCAGGGAATGAGCTATGGCCTCGACTGACGCAAAGCCCATCCCGCAGAAGAACGGTGCCTATCGGGTAACGTTTCCAATTCTCGACGCCGATGGCGATTTGGTCACTGGCGCGTCGGGCCTCGACAGCGAGATCTCGAAGGACGGCGGCACCTTCGCCGACTGCACCAACGAGGCCACGGAAATCGCGACCTCGTCTGGGGTGTATTACCTCGACCTGACGTCGACCGAGATGAACGCCGATTGCGTGGCGATCATCGTCAAGACCTCGACCTCGGGTGGCAAGACCACTGTCATCGTGCTCTACCCGGAGGAGGCCGGCGACATCAGGGTCAACGTGACCCAGTTCGGCGGCAGCAATGGCACGTTCTCGAGCGGTCGGCCGGAAGTGAACACCACACTCATCGAAGGCTCGGACGCGACGAACCAGATCCGCGACGCCGTCGTCGACGATTCCACCCGGATCGATGCTTCGGCGTTGAATACCCTCAGCAGCCACGATCCCGGCGAGGCGATCATGGGCGCGACGGACCTGGGCACGGGCTCGGGGCTGACGGCCCTCGCGACTGCATCGGCCGTCGCAACGGTCGATTCTGTGGTCGATGCAGTGAAGTTGAAGACCGACAATCTGCCCTCGGACCCGGCCGACCAGTCGCTGATTATCAACGCCACCGATGCGATCCTGTCGGCTGTTGGCGCGCTGTCGATCCCAACGGCCGGCGACAATGCTGCCGCAGTTCTGGCTGAGGCTTTCGAGGGGGCCGAGACGGTGCAGGACTTCCTCCGACTGGCGCGCGCGGCGCTCTACGGCAAGGCGGCCGGCATGGCTACGACTACCGCGACGTTCCGCGACGCCGCCGATACAAAGGACCGTATCAGCGCCACGGTGGATGCCTCCGGCAACAGGACGGCGGTTACGACCGACGCGGCTTAAGTCATGTTCGGCAATCGCTACTTCGGCGCCAGATACTTCGCCGACCGCTACTTCGGTGGCGTAGCGGCCGCGACCGGCACGCTCGCGGCGACCGAGGGTGCCGACGTCGCCGCTCTAACCGGTGCGGTTCTTGTTCGGGGCGCTCTTGCCGCGACGGAGGGTGCCGATGTCGCGGCAATCTCTGGCGGCGTGCTTGTTCAGGGCTCGCTTGCCGGCACTGACGGCGCGGATCAAGCCAGCCTGGCGGGCGATGTCATCGTCGCCGGGCTGCTGTCGGGTGCTGACGGCGCCGACGCTGGCGCCTTCGCCGGTATCGTCCTCGCTACCGGTTCGCTGGCAGCCACCGAGGGCGCGGACGAGGCCGCCCTTGCCGGCGACGTGCTCGTTCAAGGTTCCATCGCGGGAACGGACGGTGCGGATCTCGCGGCCCTGGTCGGCAGCGTCGCTGTCAGCGGGTCCCTTTCAGGGGTCGACGGCGCGGACGCCGCTGATTTCGAAGGCTTTCTTGAAGCGATTGTAGCCAGCGGCACGCTCGCTGGTACGGATGGCGCCGACGCGGGGGCTTCCGCGGGCCTGGTGCTTGTCACGGGCGAGGTCGCGGGGATCGAAGGGGCCGACGCAGCGGCGCTGATCTGCCGGGTCCATATTCGGGGCGCGCTGACAGGGAGCGACGGTGCTGACGCCGCAGCGCTGGCTGGCGCCGTTGCTGTCGCGGGTGTCCTGGCCGGGACGGATGGTGCTGACTCTGCGGCTGTCGTCGGCTTCCTCGAGGCGGTCGTGTCAAGCGGTACGCTCGCGGGAACCGACGGGGCTGATGCCGGAAACGTCGTTGGCCTGGTGCTCGTCACCGGGGCGCTGGCAGGAACCGAAGGCCCTGACGCCGGTGGGTTCGTTGGCCGGCTGGTGGTGCAAGGAGACCTGGCCGGTTCGGACGGGCCTGATAATGCCGCGTTCGCCGGCAGCGTCGTCGGCGCCGGCACGCTGGCCGGCATAGATGGAGCCGATGGCGGCGCCTTCACCGGCGCGGTGCTGGTCGATGGTCAGTTCGCCGCGACCGACGGCGCAGATATTGCGGCGGCCTCGGGCACGGTACTGGTGGCCGGCGCTCTGGCGGCTGGCGATGGTGCGGACGCCTCGGCGTTGGCTGGCAATGTCATTCCCTTTCCGGTCGCCAGCGGCTCGCTGAGTGGCACGGATGGGGCGGACGTTTCAGCGGTCACCGGCAAGGTGCTGCTGTTCGGCGCCCTCGCCGCCGAAGAAGGCTCCGATGTCGGGGACCTTGCCGGCACCATCTTGCTGTCGGTCCCGCTGCCGGTGGGGCGCATCGTCACCGTCGATCCAGAACAGAGGACGGTACGGGTCAATCCCGTGGTGGCACTCGCCGTAACCGAACGCGGTCGGGTGGTCTTCGTCGAGACGGAAAACAGGGTGGTTGTCGCCGATCCGGAGGATCGAACGACAGAGGTTAGCGAGGCCGCATGAGCATCAAGCAATGGGACTCCCCCAAAGATCCCGACGAGGTGAAAGATTACCGGGTCGACTGGGTCGACGGCCTGGATGACGACACGATCGCCAGTTCCGTTTGGAGCATCGGCTCGGCCGACGAGGAGGCGGGCCACGAACTAGTAATCGACAGCAGTACGTACGCCGCCAGCTCGACCACTGTCTGGTTGTCCGGTGGCACCGCTGGGCTGACCTATCGCCTGCTCAACCGCGTAGCCACTGCCGGCGGCCGGACTCTCGACCAGACCGTCAAACTGATAGTGAAGGCGAAATAGCATGCGCAGCGAGAGGCTCGATCGCCAGATCACCCTGCAGCGCGGCGTCTACGAGCGCAACGGCATGGGCGAACTCGTCGCCACCTCGTGGCGCACCCTGGTCGTGGTCTGGGCATCGAAGCGCGACGTCTCCGACGGAGAGCGCATCGCCTCGGCGGAAGTGGCGGCGCAGATCGGCACCCGATTTCAGATCCGTTGGGATAGCAGTTGGGCGGACCTCAACCCGAAGGATCGCGTCCTCTCTGATGGCCGGACTTACGAGATCGTCGGGGTGAAGGAGATCGGCCGGCGCGAAGGGCTGGAGATCAGTGCCGCGGCGCGGGCCGACCTGTGAAAACCACCGTCAAGGTAGAGGGGCTGAGCGATCTCGATACAGCGCTCGGCGCGCTGGCGGCTGAATACGGCAAGCCCAGCGGCAAGGCGGTATTGCGGCGCGTCGGCACAAAGGCGCTGCAGCCGATGGCTGACACGGCGAACGCCTTGGCGCCGGACAACCCAGGGACGGGCAGCAACGACCTCAGTGGCTCCTATGTCACTGGGACGAAACTGAACAAACGGCAAGCCCGCCTGGCGCGTCGCGACCAGAGTAAGTCGACGGTCACGGTCTACATGGGTACCAACGACCCCGCGGGACTGCAGCAGGAATTTGGGAACGTGAACCACGGGCCGCAGCCGCACGCCCGGCCGGCATTCGATCAGCACGCGCGGGAAGCAATTGACATCGTGGCCAAGGAGCTAGGGCCCGAGATCGAGCGCACCGCAGCGCGCCTCGCCAAGCGGCGGGCGGCCAAGGCAGCAAAGGCAAGATGATGTCGGACACGATGCACGAAGACTTTCAAGCGCTGCTCGAAGACGACGCGGCCACGGCCGGGCTGGTGGGCGACCGCATCACCTGGGGCCTGCTGCCGCAGGGGACGCAGAACCCGGCGATAGCGCTGCACGAGATCAGCGCGACGCCGCAGTACACCATGAATGGTCAGGACGGACTGTTGCCGACCCGCGTTCAGGTCGACTGCCGTGGCACCAGCTTCGCCTCGGCCATGGCTGTCGCCCGAAAGGTCCGTGCCGTCCTCAGCGGCTACAAGGGCACGAAGGGCGCCACGACGTTCGCCGCCATCTTCCAGCTCGGCGGCCGGTCGTCCTCGGGGCGCACCGACGCCGAGGTGTTCCATACCGTCTCGACGGATTTCGAGTGCTGGTCGAAGCCAGCGTAGCGCCCGCACCGTCGCGCCGTGGGCAGGCGCTCTCTACCTCTCATCAAGGAGAATGAACATGGCTGGTGATCCGGTCGAAGGCATTGTTGCGTACGGCTCCACCGTCGAGGTGAAAATCGGCGGTGGCTCCTACGTCTATTTCGATGGCCTCTATGAGCTGACCGTCCCCCCGGTGACGATCGCGAACATCGAGAGCCCCCAGATGAACCTGCCGGATGACGCCATGCTGCGCATCGCCGGCAAGGTGAAGAACTACGGCCAGTCGACCTTTGGCCTGGTGTGGCAGCCCGGCAGCGCTGCCGACGCACTGATCGACAGCCTGCTCGAAGTCGGAGAGAAGTTCAGCGTCCGCGTCACCCACCCGAACGGGGCCTTCTGGGTCTATGACGGGCTGATCGCCTCGGCGACGCCGGCCACGCCGTGGGACGACCGGCTCACCTGCGCGGTGGTGCTCGATACCACCGGCATCGTTGAGAAGAACGCCGCGGCGTCTCCGGTGAACGAGCTGAAACCGGCAATCTCTGGCGTCTTGACGGTCGGCCAGGTGCTACATGCTTGGCCCGGCCAGTGGGCAGGCGGCGGCAAGCACACCTACCAGTGGAAGAATGCCGGCGTGAACCTCGTCGGCAACGGCGCCACCACTGCCGACTATACGCTGCAGGGCACCGACTCCGGCGACGCCATTACCGTCGTCGTCACCACGACCAACTCTGCCGGCTCCGCAAACGCCACCTCGGCCGCCGTGGTGATCGCGTAAATGGCAAATCCGGATCGCGGCGAAGTCGACCTCAAAGCGGGGGACACCCTCTATGTTCTCCGCTTCTGCACCAACTCAATGCGCCACCTCGAGAACGTTCTCGACAGGTCGACGCCTGAAATCATGGAGGCTTTCAAGGAGCCTCAGAAGGCGCGGCTCGGCCTGATGCAAAACATCATGTGGGCCGGGCTGCTTGACCGGCACCCCGGCATCACGCTCGAGCAGGCCGGTGACGTGATGGACGAGGCCGGGCATGAGGCGGCCGGCGCAGCGATCGGCGAGGCTCTGACGCTGTGGTTGCCGGCGCCGTCGGGAGCCAAAAAGGAAAACCCTCGGAAGGCCAGCTAGTCTGGCAGGATTTACTGAGCGACTGGTTGTCCGTTGGGTTCTCAGAGGAGCTGTTCTGGTCGTTGACCCTTCGCCAGATCGACACGCACTTTCGATCCGTCGAAAAGCGCTGGCGTCGGGAATTGCAGCAGCACCGCTGGAATGTCTGGCACATAGCGGCGTTGCCCAAAACGAAGAGGTTTCCGACCTTCGGCGAGTTTGTCACGCCTGCCTCAACCAACAATGGTCGGTCGCTCGCCGAGCAGATGAAGAAGACCGCCTTGGCCATGGCAAAGATGCTGCGGTAGCTCAACGGCCGCTTAGCTTCTTCAGGATGTCAGCCGCTTGCAGGGAGACATACGCCAGTCCCAGCAAAACGGCGAACCCTACAAAGCACGTGACTACGATGCCGATCTGAATGTCGGATCTGATAGCGGCAAAGGCGAAGAACCCGATGATCAGGCACAGGCCCGAGCAAAGGCTTAGGAAAATGTACATTGGCCGCTCATGCCTTCGCCTCGATCTCGGGGAACGGGGCAAACGTCGCAGCCCTGCACAAGTCCTCCACCTGGCCGGCGAAGTCGGGACCGCCGATTGAGATGTCGACGGTCTCACCCTTGAACAGGAACACGGTCAGGCTCTGACCGATGTACCCACCCATCCGGTTCTTGGCGTTGGCTCGGGTGCAGACGATCCACCCCTTACGCGGGATCGGCGTGACGCCATCGAACACCGCGCCGGCATAGAGCGGTGCCGATATCGTCGCATCGCGGATGCTGTAGGGATCAACGAACGTCGCCTTGATGCTGGCAGCAACGGCGGTCCGGTATGCCACCGGGGGCGCTGTCGTGCCGGTGGTCGGCGGGGCTCCGGCTGTACTGCATCCAGCCAGCCCGAGTGCGGCAAGTAAAACCCAAGCCTTTGACAATTCATCCTCCCCCAATCGGGGGACGATACTGCTCAAACTACATGAGGTAAAGCATGGCCAGCGGAGCGCAGATCGGCGCATTGAACGTCAAGCTCGGGATTGATTCCGCTGAGTTCTCTGCCGGGCTGCAGAACGCGCAGACAAAGCTGGCCGGCTTCGCCAAGGCCGCAGGAGTTGGGCTCACTGCGCTCGCTGCTGCCTCGGTAGCGGCGGGAACAGCTCTCGGCTTCGCGGTCAAGGGCGCGATCGACGCCGCCGACGAGCTGAGCAAGGCCAGCCAGAAAGTTGGCGTAACGACTGAGGCGTTGAGCCGGCTGAAGTATGCGGCCGACTTCTCCGACGTCGCTTTCGAGACCCTGACCGGCAGCCTCGCCAAGCTATCCAAGAACATGGGGGACATCGCCAGCGGCAAGGGTGGAACGGCGCAGTCCGCTTTCATGGCTCTCGGGATCTCGGTCAAGGACGCGACCGGCAACCTGCGTAGCGCCGACGCGGTGATGACGGACGTCGCCGAAAAGTTCTCCCGCATGGAGGACGGGGCCACCAAGACCGCGCTCGCGCAGCAGCTATTTGGCAAGAGCGGCGCCGAACTGATCCCGCTGTTGAATGGCGGCAGGGACGGGCTGAAGGCGATGGCGGACGAGTCCGACCGCCTGGGGCTCACGATCTCGACCAAGACCGGGCGCGCCGCGGAGCTGTTCAACGACACGCTGACGAAGGTCGGCAAGATACTGCAGGGCGTGACCAACAAGGTAATGGAAGCGGCGTTGCCGTCGCTGCAGAGCCTCGCCGACCTACTGGCCTCGCCGGAGTTCGCTTCGGCTGCACAGACGTTCGGGACCACGCTGATCTCGGTGTTTACAGCTGTCGCCCAAGCAGTTGTCGGCATCACCAATGCGGCGCGCGACGCCTTCGAGTTCATGAAGCGGGGCTCGTCGGCCGTTGGCATGACTGCTGAACAGATCAGCGCCGAAATCAAAGTCACCGAGTCGCTGCTTGCCAACCCGAACATCAACGAGGTGGCAAAGGAGCGGTCCGCTGCGTACCTCGCCGAACTAAAGAAGCAGCTCGCCTCGCTCGACTTCATGGACCCCGTTGGGAGCGGGGCGGCGTTCGGTGACGTGGGTGGCTTCGGCTTCGGAACGGCGGCCAAGGCGCTGTCGGTCGACATGGACGCCTTTGCGACCTCGACCAAGGCGGCGACGGAGGCCAAGAAGGCGCTCGACCAGGTGATGGCGGAGGGCTTGCAGGTTTGGGAAGCCACGCGCGACCCGCTCGAAACCCTTCAGCAGCAACTCGATAAGCTCGGCAACCTGCTCAACAAGGGCGCGATCGACTGGGACACCTACGGCCGGGCAGTCAACTCAGCCACCATGAACGCGAGCGCTACGACCCTTGGCGCCCTTGGCGAGATCAGCGGCGCGCTCGCTGGCGCGTTCAAGGACAACAAGGCCTTCGCTGTCGCCAACGCCGTCATCAACACCGCTGAGGGCATCACGAAGGCCCTCGCGCAAGGTGGCATCTTCGGGTTTGCCAGCGCAGCAGCGATCGGCATCAGCGGCGCCGCTCAGGTTGCAACCATTCTGAGTGCGCAGCCCGGTAGCGCGGCGAGTGCGCCAAGCGTGGCGGCCCCACCGCCCACCTCTGAGCAGCCCGGCCAGTCGATGAGCCTCACAGTGCGGGCCGAAGGTCGCGGGGCCAGCATGATCAACGAGTTCTGGACAGGCCTTCAGGAACAGCTCGCCGACCAGGGCAAGCAAATCGTGGTGGTGCCGACTTGATTATCCTTTCACAAAGCCTGGTCGTCAGCCCGGCCTCGATCTTCGATGCGCGCCGGCCGGTGATCGCGTGGCAGAACCTCGCTGTCGCCAGCGCCATCACCGTCGACAGCGAGGAAGCCGCTCACCCGGGCGTGCACCTCGCCAACCCGGTGACCACTGAATACTGGCGCAGCGGAACGACCATCGAGCAGTTGATCACCGTCGAGCTGACCGGTACCGACCCAATCGACTCGCTCGCCGTCGCCCGCCACAACTTCGCCAGCGGCGAGATTGTCGGGTCGGTGGAAGGGCTCAGCGGTGACGACGGCGCGGTGTGGGAAGAACTGGTTGAGCCGACGTCGTTTGGCGACGATCGGCCCGTACTGTTCCGCTTCCCGCCTTCGCTGCTGATCGGCATCCGGTTGCGGCTGGTGCCCACGGCTGTCGCCCCGCAGGCGGCGGTTCTCTACGTCGGCAAGCTGCTGGTGCTCGAACAGGGCGTGCAGGTAGGCCACGTGCCCATCCCGTATGCCCGCGAGCGCAACATCATCGTTGGGCGCAGCGAGGCCGGCGAATTCCTCGGCCAGATCCAGTCGGGCGGGTCGCGGCGCACCAAGGCCGATATCAAGAACCTCACCCCGGAATTCTGCCGGCTGGTGATGGACCCGTTCCTTAAAGAAATGCCGCCGTTCTTCTGGGCGTGGGCGCCGGAGAAGTATCCAGACGAGGTAGGTTTCGCGTGGTGCACCAACGACCCGAAGCCGGTTCCCTCGCAGCTGGCCGGCTATAGCGACGTCACGCTTGAGATGGACGCGCTGGCGCTATGAAGCAGGCGATCCAACTCATCGAGATCGACCTCGGGATCTGTGCGCAGATTTTCGGCACGTTGCCATGCACCGCCGCGATAGGGGTGACGGGCGCCGATCGCTGCTTCAACACCTTCGCTACCTGCCAGGACCCGGAGAACTACACCGAGACGATCGCGACGCTGCGCTTCGCCGAACCCTCCGACTATCTGGTCGACGCCGGCATCGACGCCATTCCCTCCATCACGTCGATCGTGTTCTCGCCGGCCGTGCTGGCGCCAGGCGAAGACCTGGGCACGCGCGCCTCGCTGCGCATCACCTTCCGCGACCACCCTCATTCCGATGCCGGCCCCGGCTTCGACCCTTACCGGGCGCTGCGCGACTACGACCCGTTCCAGCAAGGGACGTTCTGGCCGAAGTTCCGGGCGCGCTTCCCGTTCATGAAGGGGGAGCCGCTGCGCTGGCGGCTGGGAGCGGTGGGCGATGCGCTCGAGGATATGGAGACCCGCACCTTCGTGATCGAAGGGTTTGACGGGCCGGCCTACGACGGCAGCTTCACCATCATCGCCAAGGACCCGCTGCGGCTGCTGGCCGGCAAGCACGCCAATGCGCCGGCCGTATCGAAGGGGTCTCTGCAAAGCTCGATCGACGATGACGACACCGCCGTGACGCTGGTGCCGGCGGGTATCGGCAGCACCTATCCGGCCTCGGGCAAGGGCAATGTCGGCGGCAAGGAAGTCGTCAGCTTCACCCGCTCTGGCGACAACCTGACGATTACCCGCGCGCAGCACAACACCACTGCTGTGGCGCATGATGCCGGCGAGCGGTTCCAGCTGTGTCTGGAATTCTCGGGCGAGGACGCGGCCGACATCATCGACACGCTGACCAGCGACTATGTGCCGGGCTGGAACCCGAGCTGGAACCCGCTCGACGAGTGGCAGACGGAAACCGGCGCGTACCTTCGCCGAGTCTACACCACGCTGATCACCGAGCCGACGTCGGTCAACCAGCTGATCTCGGAACTCATCGAGCAATGCGGCCTGTCTATCTGGTGGGACGACCTCGAGGAGAAACTGCGGCTGCAGGTGCTGCGGCAGCTCCCGGCAGAGTCGACCTCGATAGGCGACAGAGTGGTCCGCCTCAAGACCTTCGATCTGGAGGAACAGCAAGGCAAGCGCATCAGCCAAGTGTGGACCTACTTTGCGCAGACCAACCCGCTAAAGAGCCTCGACGACAAGGACAACTATCGTCAGGTCGAGATCGAGGTGAACCTCGACAACGAGGCGAAGTATGGCCAGCCGGCGATAAAAAAAATCTGGTCGCGCTGGATCGCGCTCGGTGGCGTGTCGACGGCGCAGCGCACCAACCGGGTGCTGGCGGGCCGCTACCTGACACCACCAAGGCGGTTCGGCGGTGAGCTGTTCCGCGGCGCCCAAGCTGACCCGCAACTTGGTCACGGCTTCCTCATGGATGCGCGTGTGCTGCAGGGCGCCAATGGGGCGAGGCAGCCAGTGCCGGCTCAGTACATCTCGTTGCTCCGCCGAGTGGACGGATGGCGGTTTCGGGCCGAAGAACTGCGCTGGGAATATCTCGACGACGACGACTTCGACCAGCACTCGCTGACCATTAGCGGGGTGAGCAAGAACCTCACCATCCGCGGGCAGCACGATCAGGTTTACCCCGAGGCGGTGGCGGGCGACACCGTTGAGGTGATCATCCAGGCCGGCTCGATCATCGGCTCGACGTCGACCGGCGCCTACGCGCTGCGCACCGGCACATTCCCGACCGCGACCATGTCGGGCAACCGCACCAGCGGCAACCCGACATTGACGGGGATCAGCGACACGACCGACCTGTTCGTTGGCCAGCGGGTCACCGGCACGGGGATTCCGGCCGGAGCGAAGATCCTGTCGATCGTGCCGAACACGTCGATAACCCTCGACATGAACGCTAGCTCGGGCTCGAGCACGGCGACGACGCTGACCATCTACCTCGTCATGCTGAAGATCACCAACAAGGGCTTGATCATCGGCAAGGGCGCCGACGGCGGGCGCGGCTCCTACGCCTACGGGAGCAACTCGCGCCAGAACGCGCAGGCGGGCTTTGCCGGCGGGCCGGCGCTGTTGATCGAATATCCGTGCGACATGGACAACACGGCCGGCGAGATCTGGTCGGGTGGTGGCGGTGGCGGCGGTGCGGGTGTGCTCAACCTCGACCAGCACACCGGTGGCCCGGGCGGCGGCGGCGCTGGCTTCGAGCCCGGCCAGCCGGGGCCGGCCGACAAGGTTGGGCGTAAGGGCAGCAACCTGCCTGGCGCAGGTACA